GATTGGTGGAATTTATAATGACGCTGGGAAGCCGTATGGGATATGGTATCTCGGAGGAGTAACCGACTCAAACTTCATCCAATTCACGTTTAACGAAGATATCCCAACTAACAAAGATATTGGAGATATCCGTGTAAGTGCCATCTCATACTTGACAGATGAGCCTTGGCCTACGAAATTACCATAAGAAAGGAAACAATATGATTAACTGGAAACTACGACTAGAAAATAAATTCTTTTGGCTGACTGCAATTCCAGCATTTTTGCTTGTCTTGCAAGCTGGTGCAGCAGTCTTTGGATATCGTCTAGATTTGGGTGATATCGGCAACAAGTTGATTCTGCTTGTTAATGCGGTATTTGTGTTCTTGACTGCTATCGGTCTGGTCAATGACCCGACAACAAGCGGAATCACAGACAGCACACGAGCTCTAGACTATGAGAAACCAAGTGAGGAATAGGTATGGATATCGATACAAGCAGACTACGCACGGATTTGCCGATTGTTGGATTTGAGCCTTTCCGTCAGGTTCACGCCCACTCAACAGGCAACCGAAACTCAACCGCTCAGAACGAGGCGGACTACCATTACAGAAAGGACCCTGGACTTGGGTTCTTTTCTCATGTCGTTGGTAACGGTCGTGTTATGCAGGTAGGTCCTGTAAACAATGGAATGTGGGACGTTGGTGGCGGTTGGAATGCTGAGACCTATGCAGCAGTTGAATTGATTGAAAGCCATTCAACTAAAGAAGAGTTCATGACAGACTATCGTCTTTATATCGAATTGCTACGAAATCTAGCAGATGAAGCAGGTTTGCCAAAAACTCTTGATACAGACGACTTGGAGGGTATCAAAACGCATGAATACTGCACCAATAACCAGCCTGATAACAGTAGCGACCACGTTGACCCGTATCCCTATCTTGCTAAATGGGGCGTTAGCCGTGAACAGTTTAAGCGAGATATTGAGAACGGCCTAGGCGCTGAAACAGGCTGGCAGAAAAATGATACAGGCTACTGGTATGTACGCTCAGACGGCTCTTATCCTAAAGATAAGTTTGAGAAAATCAACGGCACTTGGTACTACTTCGACGGCTCAGGCTATATGCTTGCAGATCGTTGGAAGAAGCACACAGACGGCAATTGGTATTACTTTGACCAATCAGGCGAAATGGCCACAGGCTGGAAGAAAATCGCTGAGAAGTGGTACTATTTCGACGTAGAAGGTGCCATGAAGACAGGATGGGTCAAGTACAAAGATACTTGGTACTACCTTGATAGTAAGGACGGAAACATGGTATCTAATGAATTCGTCAGAGCAGGTCAAGGATGGTACTACATCAAGGCAGACGGAACAATGGCAGATAAGCCAGAGTTCACAGTAGAGCCAGATGGCTTGATTACAACTAAATAATCTTAAAAAATAAATAGAAAGGAAACTTTTTAAAATGTTCTTTCACCGCAGGCTTAGGCTTGCGGTTTTTTTGTTTTGTCAAAAATAAAAACAGTGAAATTACTCACTGATTCTTTTGTAAACTATTAGAATTAAATTGAAACCTTCTCAACTATACGGGCAAAAGTGAATACGATGATGAATACGATTTAAAAAAATGATAGAAATTAATGGAAATGGTTTAAAAGGAAAGTAAGTAAAAACTCAACTATCAACAAGCAACGGAAAGCACTTGTAAACACAAATTCTTTATACCATAAATAGTACATAGCTTGCTAATCCTTTGAAAACAGTGGACGTCTAGCGTGTTAACCAAAAGTGAATACGATATTGAATACGACTTTACTTTTAGCTGGAGCGGATGAAATCCATGAGCTGGTCAACTACTTCAACACGTTGATTATCATTGATGTGGGTATACATATCAAGAGTGATTTGAACATTATTGTGACCGAGTCTATCTGAAATAATTTTTGCTGCAACACCAGCTTCAAAAAGGAGAGAAGCATGTGTATGCCTAAATCCGTGAGGCGAAATTTTTTTAAGCTTATTGTGTTTACGAAAGAATCTGCTAAGTTTCACTTTCATAGTTGCAGCTAAAAGCCATCCACCGCTATTATTCGTAAAGATATAATTCGAATCATGTTGGTATGCTTTACCAACTTGGAAATATTCTTTTATTTGCTGTCGTTTCCAGACTTTCAATACACTCAGAGTTTCATCATCTAATGTGATAACCCTCTTACTCCTTTTGGTTTTAGGATCCTGGACAGTTTGTTTTTTACCAATCACGACAGCCGTGCGAGAAATGCTTAACCGTTTATTTTCAAAGTCAACATCTGACCACATGAGTCCGATAGCTTCTCCAGTTCTCAATCCTGAAAAAGCGAGTAAGTGGAAAAAAGTGTAGTCTACTGGTTTGCAATTTGCTTTGTAAACTTTAAGGAACTCGGTTAGTTCCTGTTTTGTATAGTAGTTTTCTTTGCCCTTTAATGGCCTATTTTTAGGCTTGATAATCTTGTCTAAAGGATTTGACTTAATGATGTCAATAGAGGTGGCATACTTGAAAATACGACTGATTACAGAGTAGTAATTGGCATATAGGATATAGCGATTACTTAACTTGATAGCAACCTTCTGACAATAAGCTACACTGATCTGTTGAATCTTCATATCTGTAAAATATGAGTCAATCATAACATCAAGTTTCTTCTTAGTATTCTGATAAGTTGTTGGTTTTACAGTGCTCTTATAGCTATCAAGCCACAAATCAGCGACTTCAGCAAATGTAGGGTTCTGGAAATCTTCATTGTTTGAAAAACCATTCTCTTCAACGTCTAAGAGAAGGTCACGTTCGGCAGTCTTTGCCTCTTTAATGGTTTTAAAACCACGGCGTGTTGTACGCTTTTCTTTTCCAGTAGCAGGGTCTATGCCCAGGTATGTTTGAAAGAGGTATCTAGTCTCTCCCTTTTTTGTAATGTATTTTTTTATCATAAAAAGTCCTTTCTTTTCGATTGCTTGCCCGCATAGTTGAAAAGGTGTAGAACTTATGATAAACTATAGTTGTATTTTTTTATCATCCTTTCCATTGCTTGCTAGATGGAAAGTTGAATCCTCACACTCAAAGTTTGGCGATGGAGAGTGTGGGGATTTTTTTATTGTACGATGATTTCACCAACAGGGATAATATCTTTTTGTTTTGAAGATTTTGCGATTAGATCATATTGGTCAGCAGATTTTTCATAACCAAGGGAAAGAGTAGTATTGTCGTCTGGTAACTTTTTAGCAAATTCAGAAATAGCCATACGAATCAAAGTGATTGCATTGTTTTGGTCAGTAGTAGCAGAATTAGAATTAACTGCATCTAGAGATTCTTTTGCGCTATCCTTAGCCGTTCCAGTTAGCAAAATCATGATTGTATCATGCGGTTCGGATGAATCTGAATCGATTACATCGTTTTTAATTTTTACGCTTATTGCGCCAGTTGATTCAGGATCTAATTTTGACTTGATTTCAGAAATTAGATTGTCGTATTTACTGTTATCTACTTTGGCTTTTGTGTTTGTTGAAGTAGTATTTTTTTGTTCCGTTTTTGGTTGCTCAGTATTATTTTTTGAGGTTGATTGATTATTAGAACATGCCACTAAGACTGTAGTACTAAGCAAGATAGCTGATGTTATAAGTGCTTTTTTCATGGATATTCTCCTTTATTTTCTAGCCAACCAGGGCTTTGTATTCTTCCTTAACCATAACCTCGTCAGCTATGGTTTTTAAATTGTACTTTTCCATAAAGACCAAGTAATTAAATACGGTCTTATCTTCAGCGATATCTAGTTCTGCTTTCATGAGATGATGAATCATGTTGCGATTTGCTTCCAGTTCGCACTTCTCACGGAAATTTTCGTAAATATTTGGCGAATGGTTGCGATGTCCTATTTCATGCAGAGCGACCTGAACCCTTTTATCTTCAGAAATTGCGTCACTTAAAAACATTGTCTTTAAATCAGGTATATAGAATGCCTCGTCAGGAAAAAGAACATCTTCAAATATGTGGATTTTGATACCTAGATTATAGGCTAATTCTTTTTCAGTCATATAGACTATCCTTTTCGTAGATAAATTTCAATAATATTTTGGATCGCTTTCTTATCTTCATCTGATAATGGTTTACCATTGAAGCGCATAGCAGTCGAAGCAAGTTCTTCAACATTTACCTCTTTGCCTTCAAAAAAGAATTGCTCTTTTGGGTTTGCGATATTTGGGTTATCTGTACGACCAAGTAAGTAGTCTGTAGATACGTTGAAGTAGTCTGCGATTTTAGATATATGTTCAGCAGATGGAGTCTTTTTATTTTTAAGACTGTAAATGTAATTTTTCCCCAAACCAACCCTATCTTCTAAAGTGTTTAGAGAAATTCCCTGTTTTTTAGCTAAACTTTTAATTTTTTCGAATGTCTCAAACATTGACACATCAACCTTTCTGAAGCATTACAAAAAAATATTTTATTTTTTCGCCTAAAACGCTTGACAAAATTTAGACGAACGACTAAAATAGTATTTGTAAGTAATTAACAACTAAAAAAACAACTAAGAAATAAATTATAAAAAATGTTTTGGCGGACGGTATTTATAGATTTATTAGCGTTTTTATTATGCTTTCATTTTAGACGAACATCTAAAAAAAGTCAAGCGAAAAGATA